GTGACGTTCTAGCAGATATAAACATCTCAGCAGGCGCAGAAGTGTGCTCAACGCGATCCGATTTAACGTTAAGTATGCTCTGCAACCCTTCAGGCAACTCGTTTATCCAACGCTTTAGCTCTGCAAACAGCGCATCAAAAAGCTGACTAGAAGTTGGCGCAGTTACAACAACTTTATTTGGGTAATGCATCAAAAAATACCATAGCATTGCCCACGATGCTGCTGTAGACTTGCCAGTACCATGACCAGACCGAATGCTAATCTTGCGTTCGCCAGACGCAATCGCTTCCAGAAATTCTGCCTGATACGGCAGTGGTTCTACCTCAAGCACCTCGCGCACAAATAAAGCAGGCTTCTTGCCGTACCGCTGCACAAACTCAAGCATAGTATTTTCTGCGACATTACTCATGGTCAATCACCTTAACCTTACGCAGCGCGTCTAAATGAAAGTCACCGATATTAATGTTGATTTGCTGCTGGTTGCGCCCACCGTAGCGCTCAGGGTTCCAATTAGACGCAGCGAGGTTATGCTGCCCGACTTTCTGCTTGAGCAACCCAAGATCAACTTGATTCACGTTAGCCTCACTAACATCACGCGTATGGTTTTCATCCAGCGCCTCAAAAATCTCTCTTTGTCTGCGCTCAGACACCTCTGAAATCAACTCAAAAGCCTGCTCAAAATGCGCATCTGCAGCATCTCTACGGGCGCTATCTACAGCAGCAGAAAGCTCTGCGTCAGACAAAATAAGGTTGCGCAGGGTTCCGCTGTGTATTTCCATTTTCTGCGCTAAGGCTTTGATTGATTTTCCCTCAAGCAACCACTCCCGCAAAAAATCAGCGCCACCCATTTGCCTAATTTCAGCTAAACGCTTCTTCTGCAATGACCTGCCAGCCATACCAAATCCTTCTGTGATTTTTCGCAAATTTTAACATGATACCACAATAAAGCAATACGTGGGGTGAGGGGGGGGTGCTACAGGAAGGAAATGGGTTGCGCCACAGGGAGGGAAGGCACATCACGAGGTAGCACCCCTGCGAACTCTATAACACGAATTTTTCTGTGTGGGAATGTATAATAATAATAGGGGGTGGGGTGGGGGCCAGACGGGGGGGGTCACAGCGAAACTGGACCTAAGCCAAGGTAGAAACTGGCTATATAAAGCATAATTTAACATAATACACATTATCGGATATTTTTATTGAGCAATATCAATGGGTTAATGAATTGGATAATATTATGTTAAATCTAATAATGCCAGTTTGCCACACTGGATAGGTCCAGTATTGCATTTGTCATGCTTTGGTAGTATTCGCGCGCGCCCGTGTGCGACTGGTGCATTACTGTGTGTTGCGTCCAGTTTTGTGACGTTACGTCACTTTGGCCTATCCCCTCTTGCATTGATACCGTATTAGTATTATCTTGGTATCACAAGCAATGGAAAGGAAACACAATGCACACAATGAAACCCAAAACTTGGACCAACACAAAACCGAACACGCCAGAGCGTGATGCAGCAATCATCACAGACGCGGTAAACCTAGCCATATTCTGTAAAGGTAATGACTGTTGGCCGCGTGACCATGATGTGGCATTGCGCACACTGATGACACTAAACGTAGGTCACGCTTAACCGCATCCATTAGGCGCACCAGAGTGTGCGCCCTTTGCATGGGTTAAACATAGGAAAGGAAAAGCCATGGCACTTTTTAAAGCATATGTTGCAGACATTATGGTCCACGAATTGGATGATCAGGGAATGGGTGACTTTGTAATGTTTAAAGATGGCTACACGATAGGCATTTATGAAACGCCACAAGAGGCCAAGAGAAGAATTTGCGACTTCTTTGATGGCGTAGAATTTGAGGGTGAATGTGCGCAAGCCTCATTGATTGAGGACAAGGACGCAAACCCCTGCGAAAATGGTGCATTTATCGCAGACTATACAATCTACGTGCAGCGCATTGAGAATATCAACTTGCAAGATTTGCCATAAAGTGACGCTACGTAACAATAGACAAGGTATCACTTTGCTTTCATAGTGATACCACAACACAACAAGAAGGATTGAGACAATGACAAACTATATCGCACTAGCACATGACATTAAACGTAAAACAGACGCAAGCGATCCTGTGGATATACGTGAGGCAGTCGCAATGCTTGCGCCATGCAAGATGTCAGATGGCCTTGATGACGCAACGATCACACTTGATGGCTGTGATTGGCGTTTTATTCGAGAGGATGCAATCGACGCAATCATGCAAGATGAACTATCCGCAGATGAATATATCCTTGGATGCTTTGAAGATTGGTTTTTAGCTGATGTTTTAGAAATGGATATTGACGTTATCCAAGCAATGCAAAAAGCCGAGGCATTTGAGGCACTGGGCAAACTGGTTATTAGCACTGGCAAGTTGCAAGAGTTGCAAGAAAGGTATGTTGAAGCTGACGGATATGGCAATCACTTTGCACATTATGATGGGTACGAAGAAAGCCTAAACACTCAACCCTACTACGCATTTAAGATCGGATAAGACAAGATGAAAACCTACATCCAAATATTCCGCAACATGAACACCGCAGAAAAACTATGCGCAACGTGGGCCGTGTTTCTAACGCTAATCACATGCGCACATATCGTGCTAACAACATAAGGAAATGAGACAATGAAAATAGAACTTGACCTAGACACACTAGAACGCAAAGCGATTGACGCGTTTAAAGAGTATAATGAAACCTATGATCGGATAGATTTAGGTTTCGCGTATGCATACACTAAACTGTTAGCCAATCTTATAGGGCGCAATGAGCATACACTGATTGAAAAGCTATCAACCAGAGCCGAGGAGGAGGTAAGACAATGCAAGTTGAGCTAATTAACGACGACGATACTTACACAGATTGGGCAATGTGGCGCAAGCCTACGCACGAAGTCTTGCTGACATATGACAAGGATACGCAAGAATATTACTCAACAATCAGAACATCGCCCACACCTTGGGATGATTTTGGTGATGATCGCTTATTGCCAGACGCAATCACGCAAAAACTAATCAAACTAAAATAAGGAGACAAGACAATGGATAAACAAGACTGGATCGAAAGACTAGGAAACATGCAGCAAGCAAACGCGGCATACGTCGAACTGATGGGCGATCAAAAAGAAGCGATCAAAATAGCCATAGAAACACTCAAAGACGCTCTGTACAATCTCTCAGAGGGCTTTGATCTGCAGCTAAGCGATTGTCGCGCTATAGACAATGCGTTCTGGAAGATGCACCACGCATTTGAGCACATGGAACCCTCAGAATACCAGATTGAGCAAATTGAGGCGCATAACCTCGAATGGGACTACGAAACGCAAACGTGGTCTGAGGTAACGCCAGACAGCGAAACCGTGGACGACTGGCATCCGCACGGCGTTTAATCCAATTCAGCCAATCGCCGCGCCATGTCGCGCAAAATATATTTCAATTCGCGGGTGGGTATCGTTCCGATATACTGCCCGCGTTCGCTTGACCAGATGCGCAACCCGTCATCGTAGACGCTCCACCTTAGCGGCGTTTGCGTTTGTTCGTCAGCTCTGTTTTCCGCCATAATATCTCCTTTCTTTCCTCGTCTGTCCACGGCCCCACTTGTGCGCCATATTTGCGACGATTAGCGAAGCCCTCTAATTCCTCTAGCGTTGTCACGCTCTGCAGCTTGTCCGCCAGTGTAACGCCACGCCGCACCTTGAACGTGCCATGCGGATGCACCCGCGCTGATCCTTCAGCTATTCTTGTCCGCAACCAATTAGGAAATTCTTTTTTCTGCAAATCTAAATCCAATCTTATGCCCGAAGCACCGAATGCACGTACACGGAACTATATTCTATATAGTTCCGTGTTTCCGTGCAGTGCATGGTTAGTGCACGTTTTTGCACGGTTTTGAACGGAATTGAACGGAAACCCATCATAACCCATTGAAACTGCAGTAAATTCAAAACGGTGCATCCGCTTCCCCATCGCTGACCTTTCCAGACTTGCCAGTTAGCCATATTTTGCCCTCGTTTATCTCAACCAAGCCTTTTTCGTGCATTCCGTTCAATGTCTGTGACCATGTTTGTTGC